TCTGCCCAACCGGGAGTGACAACCACATCGTTATTTAAAAGAATGATGACATCGCCCTTGGCTTCCCGGATACCCTGATTCACCGCCACCGGGAAACCTAAGTTCTGATCATTGCGGATAATCCGGATATCATTGAACCCGGTAAACGGGGGAACGAAAGGCGGTTCGCTACCATTGTCTATGATTACAAGTTCATAGTCTTCCGTATGCTCCATGACAGCCTGGATGCACTCGTAGGACATTTCTTGGCGATTTAAAACTGGAATTATTATTGATATCATTAGTCTAAGCTCATTAATATTTCAAAATCTGCATGAATAACCCATACTGACTGAGTGCCCGAAGGCGTAATGTGGTCCTCTTTATTTGCTCCAGTTGAATTTACCAATCTCATCCAAACCAAAGTTGCACCTGTGATTGTCATTGGTTGCTCATCATATAATGCCTCAAGGTCTGTCTCCATGTTTTCGACTTCGGTTGATCCTGATGTAGAAGAAAACAAGGAAAATTGAACAGTAGGGTTTCTGAAATCTTCTGAAAATGTGCGTTCAGGTGTATTGGTAACGACAAAGTACACTGCGTACGGGTATTCCGCCCCATCAGGGGCTTGCCCTTTGAATAGACGGTTCGATATGTGGCCGCTTAGTGCGCTGCCTGAGAGTTTCGACCAGATTGCCGTCGTCAGATTCTTCAAGTCACTTTCCTCAATTCAACCTTGCCGAATAATCGATCCGTCAATATCTCTGTCTTATTATCATTGAGCATTATTTTTCCGTCGCTATCTCTTTTATGTACCATCACGTATCCCAGATCCTCATCAGCGGTGAAGCAGTCTTTTACTTTTTCGCCATTCAAGAAAGGTTGCCAACCCCATTGAGCGTTTGGATTATACGATTCATCGTTCTTGTTTACTGACATTCTCATCAGACAGCCTCCTTACCTATCCGAACATCCTTAATTGGTCGCCCTTGCCAGTATTGCTTTTCTCCATATTGCATTGACGGCATATTATTAGTATTCACACACTTTCTTTACAAAGGAGGTCGAGGAACTCATGCCCCTCGTTAGGGTCAATCGGCGGTGAAACAATGGCGAAGTACCTATCCCCGTACTTCACGCGCCAAGAGGACCGTAGGACGCTCCTGTAACGCAACCGAATCCGGTGGGTAATCGTTCCCACGTTCTGCATGTTCTGGATCTGCTCTTTCCCTGAAACTGGCCAAATTGCCGCCCAGATATTCGAGGCAACCGTTGTATCCGTCTCCGTAAATCCCCCCATGCCATCCCCGACCTTCGTTGTGGCAACCAGGTTAATTAGCTTATCCAGTTCACCTGGGCTTGTCGGTTTGTAATCTGCCATTAAAATTCGTCCCAGAGCCTATGAGAATAAAGAAGCCGGTCAATGACTTTCGACAAAACCTCGTGCCGGTCCCCGTGGTAATACCCATCTTCAGCGGCAAACTTGACAGCCCTCTTGATATTCTTTGGCACAAGACTTGCAGCAGTCCAACCGCACACGAAACGGATTACGATGGGGTTACTTGAATAAGCCGTGAAAGATGGCCAAGATTCACCGTAAGGCAAAACGATTCTTCCGCACTGTTCCCCATTCGTTTCCACAATGTAATCGGTCGTTACGGTCATTGTGGTTTGCGTACCGTCCGAATCCGTGTATTTTACGTGAGTGACCGACTGCAAATTGCCAAACGGAATCTTGATGAAATCCTCATCTGGGAACTCGTCAAGGTAATAATCCCAGGTTTGGGTTAATATGGCCCTTCTCGTTATCCTCTCTGCCTCTTCCCGGCCATCCTTTATAAGATCGGTCAGGTTGTCGTCGTCGGCTGTTGTGGCTGCATTAACAAGGATACTTGTCCCAAACTCGCAAGCGGCCAGAAGCACCTTTGATGCGGTCCTAATGTACTGTTTCGTTCCGGTGTACTGTTTCTTGTAATCGGCGTTATCGTTTGCGGTCGTGACCTGAGTAAATGCCCCGCCAGTCCAATCGGTATAGGTGATATTGTCGTCTGATTCCTGGATCTTGGTGTCAACTGTCCCGGTTGCCCCGTTAGTGCCGGCATGGAGTAGAACTTCCGCAATGGACCCTAAAACATCCACCCCTGTTCCTACGTGGGTCGTGTATTCGTCAAAAACGGCGTGTGATCCGAAAGCGAGACTTTGCGTTAAGGTCAAATTCCCATCGAACGTGCCGCTTCCATCAACACGTAAATGGATAGCGAGCTCTGAAAGCGTGATTGGCTCGATTGTCGGCGCCGTTATTTGCTGAATCCGCATTTAGGTACTCTTCCAAATGACTTCTAATGAATAAGTCCGGCCGTTGGCATTTGCCCATACAAAATCAATCTCCGTAGCAGCGTCGTATTCCAGCGGTCGTTCTGGTGTCCATATATAATCCGTGAGCGTGGTCATGTCCTGTGTCAGGATAACTATGTCATAGGCTGCCCCGGAGCCATGATCCAGCGTAGCTGTAAGATCGCCTGCACCACCCGCAGCAGATAGATGGATCCTAACCGATTCCAGTTGCCAGTTCACACCTGGGGCCAAAGTAGACGATATGGCCGCTGATCCAGTCGCCCTGTGGTATCTTGCATTGCTGGCAAGTGCAAGACCAACCGAAAACAAGAGGGCTAATGATACAACCACCGCAATTTTCAATCGTTTATTTCCCATATTCATTCCCCTCATGTTAAAGGGGGACAGGTCGTCCCCCGCAGGTCTTACCTCTCTACGATCATTTTAATCCAGTCGATCTGGAGTGTTCCATCAGCAGCACCATTCTTGATCGCAAGTATTGGAGAAAGCTCTTCGCCGGTTGGAAACGTTGCCGTGTCCAGGTCGGCTGTCTGTACTACAGCCCCATCCACATAGAAGGAAACAGTTTCAACTCCGTCAAAATAAATACCGAAAGTATAGAATGTGCCCGCGACTGGCACTTGAGCTACCCCAGGATCGGCAAATGCGGATCCTGTAATCTGATGAATACAATCAACCGCGTCAGGATCACCCTCCCAAATTACAAAGCCAACAACATCAACATCCGCAATGTCATTCCCTGCATCTGCGATAAAATTGGCTATTGCTGCCCCTTCACTTGCAAGTCCGAATAGAATATTCGCGGCATTAGTGATGGAGGTAAAGGCTACCCTGAATTCAATCCATGATTTTTTCCCGCTGCTTTTCACGTATTCAATGAATGTTTCAGTGCCCAGCTCCCCAAGTTGGAAATAAACCTCATTATTACTCCCTGTTTCAGGCGTAAGCTGCAATTGACCACCAACACTCCCAGCAGCGGCAACTACGTCATAGGTCGCATCACCCGTGGCTTTCCACCCACCAGCAGCACCGGTCGAAGTAGGCAAAGTCACATTACCAATGAAATCCTCGATGTACATAAATGCGCTTTCTGGGTCCAGGTGTGGAAACCCTTGAAGTTCAAATTTCCCCTGAGTTTTGATATTAAAGGTCCCATCACTTTCAATGACGAGCAGTTGCGTTCCGTCATTATCTGTGAATACCAGATTGCCAGAACTCCACGTAGTTTTTACTGATGTAACAGGCATGTCGTATCTCCTTCCATACGCTCTCGCGTTTAAAGCCGTGGTTCGGCTTGATTATTTTTTTGACTTCTTGGATTTCGATTTAGGGTCAATGATATTTTTTTCCAGGTTATCAAGCCTATCGTTAATATCTACCATAGCCTTCGATATGGCATCGTTTACAATTTTTACGGCAATATTCTTGCATTCTTGGATGTCTTCCTGGAACATAACAAACCCCCTTTATGGCGGTGTGAAGAGGCAATAAACGCCACACACCGCCAGGTCTTTAAGTCAGGGCCGTTACAGAAAGGTTGCCGCCATATCTGGGCTGCAAAATCGCCGTAACAGTCACGTTTCCGGTAGCTCCTGTGTCCGGATCTGTTAAATTCATGGTCAACCATTCTTCGTCGTTCGCCGTGTCCATGATAGATGCAGGAACCTCTATTACAAGCATGTAGTTATCGTATGTGCCATGAGTGATAGCAAGAGCGGCACTTGTAGACCATGCCGCTAATACGTCACAGTTTGCAACAGTTATGGCCGCCCCGCCGAATGCATACCAGAACGTCAAGGCCGAAGTTAGAGCCCCATCGGTTGCACCACTGTAGACATAGAGGACAGGGGAAGCAGTCGCAAGGGTATGGAACTGTACGAGAAACGTACAATGGTGATAGTTTTTCATATTGATGCTGTCGAGCGTCATCAGCGTATCATGAGTTGACAGATCGTAATTATTCGCAACCGGAACAAGTTTTACTTTTTCGTTTAAAAACATTTTCAACCCTCCTTCTTATTTACTCCGGGGCACTTGGCCCCGGAGGTATTGTTAACTTGCAGCCAACGAGACAAACGGTCCCTGTGTCGCGGTTGATCCACCCTTGAAAGGTGTCAAGGTTTTATTCCGAAGAGGGGCGCCATCAAATCGATACGTCCACCTGAAGGTCATCTCATCATAAATGAACCGCACATGCATTGATGCCTGCGCGTCAATCCCGCCTTTTGTCAGCAACAGGTACTCATCCAGATCGGCAAGGATGATGTCCCCTGCGGTTGCCGGTGCCTGGCACTGCTCAATCGGGATGATCGGCTTGTTGAGGAGCGTCATGTAAGGCTGTCCGGCGGCTCCGTTCGGGGGAAGAAAAACGGGTGCGCCGCCGGTGCCTACAGGTATGGTCATCAGCATGAGATAGGGAAGGAGCGCCCTATTGACCAACCAAACCGCGTTCTGATCGCTGGAGTTAAGCAGCCGCGCGTACATATGCACAATATTTTCATACATGATCGGAGTGGTTGCGCGTACCTGCCCGGTTTCAATGGCCTGCGATACGGTACACCCGGCGTTAAGGACACCCAACGCTTGGCCAGCGCCTGTTCCATTGATGATCTGATCATCAATTTTGAAACCGAATTCCATCGGGAACCACTTATTGACCACTGCCGTCAGCTTGCTTGCATCTTTCAGTAAATCGTTCGTGGCGTACATGATACCCATGCAGTCTTTCAATTCCCATGTGGCTTCTCGGAATTTCGGCTTAGTCGCAGTTACAGTATCCGCTTCCGCTTTCATGTAAACCTGAATCCCGCCGAACCTGGACCCGTTCGCCCTGCTTGACTCATCCATAAGTTTCAGCTTCAGGCCGTCAGTGTCACCCGATATCGGGACCTCAAAACACCTTTGGGAAAGAAGTCCGGTTGCAATGGCACCTTTGTCCAACATGGTAGCGGATTCTTTTTCTACCAGAAACCCACCCTCGCCCGGGACAGTCTCGTTCGCCCCGGACGCCGCCGCCTGTACTTTCCCGAGCCGGTCCTTGGCCGCAGCCCATTCACTGCCGCTGGGGTTCGGGTTCGCCATAGTCGCCACATCACGGAGTTGATCACCGATGGAGGCATACACCGCTTTTTTGCCATCCGGTCCGCCACCACCAGGGGCCTGCATGAGTGCAACCGCACTTTCGATTGACGCCAATTGCTGCCTCATGCTTTCAATATCAACGATATCTTTTGCAATCCTTTCGACTTTTTCCGTCAATATCGGATCAGCATAATCCTTGGTTTCAATCTCCTTGATCCGGGTGTCATTATCATCCTTAAACTGATGAAAAGCGGCTCCCAAATCCTCTACAAGTTTTTTTATTTCGTCTGCCATTTCCTTACCTCCTGAATGTCGCTATGGTTTTCTGTAACGCGGCCTGAACCTCAAGATTTGCAATAACCGCTTTCAATCCTTCTATTTCTTCCATGTTAGACTCCACCGGCCTACTTCCCGCAAGCATCGATTTTGCCTCTGTTTTAGAAAACCCTACATCCCGCAAGGCTTTTTCTGCATCCCTTATCGTCGGCGGGTCCTTAACCGCCGTTATATTCTCCGGTATATTTGCAAACACACTTAGATCGAATTGGGCTTTTGCCGGTTTCCCTGCTTCAAGGATTATGTCTATGAATCCTTTTTCTTTCATGGCCTTTGCGTTCATCCACGTCCCGTTACCCTTTGGACCATCCAGCATGGCCCGGACTTCTTTTTTCCCGAGTTTGGTTTTTGCGGTATAGGCTCCCACAATATTTTCATCAATCTGGCTGAGTATATCCGCGACCTCATTCAATTCCGATTTGTTGCCAGCAGTTACCACCCACGAATTATGAACCATCATCATCGTATTGGAATACGCCTCAACCGTCCTGCCCCCCATAGCAAGCACTGAAGCGATGGAAGCCGCAAGGCTTTCAACCCTCGTGATAACTCCCCCTGGATGATTAGCGAATGCATTTAAAATAGACATTCCGTCCCATACATCCCCGCCAGGGGAATTAATCCGTGCCAAAATTGGAGTATCTTTTATCTCTGACATCCACCGCACAAGCTCACCCGCGTCATTGTAGGGCCACCCCACATAGTCATAAATGAACAGTTCCGCCGATTCTCCTACGGATTCACCCGCCGCCTTGATGGAGTACCAGTCCGGCTTGTCAAGAGGCTTATTGTAGTATTCAGCGACTATCCTCGCATTTTGCTGGTTTCTGTATGATAATTTTTTCATTCCTGATCCTCCTGAGGCTTATCATTCCCGTTGCCGGGTTCTTTCATGCTTGATGTCCTGGTACGATATATATCCCCGCCTTCGTAGGCGTTAAGGTCCATGAGAGCTCG